GATATTAGTATTCCTGACAATCACGGATTTGATATTATTAAAGATGATAAGTACATCTCTGGTTCATTTTTAATTGCTGATATAAAACATCTTATAGTTGCAGGTAGTAAGCATGTAATGGTTATGAACTTACATAAAAATGCTTATCTTAATAATATTGAAACTAAATCACTATATAATACAACACCAGGAACTGGCTCTGTCTTAGATCCTGTTCGTAATATAGTAACTGAAACTGCAACAAATAATTTACAACCATATCAAAGATCACCAAACAACAGGTAAACAATGCCACCAGATGACTTTAGAGGCGCAGCACCAGGTATAGCAAATGCAGCCGCAAAAGCGGCCGCTGCAGCTCTAGCTGCAACCACTCAACAAATATTAGACGCTAAAGCTACTACTGGTTCTTCAGCTAGTAATTCTAATGGCAATTTACCTTGGGCAGTAGTTTTACTTCCTACGACCGCAGCAGGCCATTCAGGTATAGGTCAAAATAAACACGGTCTAGTAGAAGAATCATGGGTATTTGGTTTTTTTGCTGACGGTGATAATGCTCAACAGCCAATTATAGTAGGTACAATTCCTAGAGGTGAAAATACAACTAGTCCTACAACAACCCCTAATACTCCTGCTCAAGGATCGACAGGTACAACACCAGGTACACCTTCTTTAACGCCTAGTACGCCGGGTAGTAGAACTGCCGCTCCATTTTTAGGAAGTACGGCTAGTATTCAAAAAGCTTTTGAAGTTTTAATGAGACCACCTACAAGTTTAACTAAAGAACAAGCGGCAGGTGTTATTGGTAATTTATTAACAGAAAGTAATTTAAAACCTTCCTCAATTAGAAAAGGGGATAGTCCTAAGAGTGCTTGTCACCCTGACGCAATAGGAATTGCTCAATGGAACGATGTTAGAGCTGTATCATTAAAAAATTATGCATCTTGTAAAGGTACAGATTGGACAGATTTTGAAACTCAATTAGAATTTGTACAGCATGAATTATTAAACTCTCAACCAGGTGCTATGTCTGCTTTAAAAAATGCTGGTGATGTTATTAGTGCTGCAGATGCTTTCTGTATATTTGAAAAGCCTCAAGGTTATACAAGAGAATTTGGTTGTGCTAATGCTCCTACTATTAAAAAAAGAAGAGGTAACGCCCAGAGCGCTTACGATAGTATTGCTTCTTTACAACTTAGTTCACAAAGAGGGGCTGGTGTATGACGGTTGATATAAAGGTAAAGAATGCAATTTATAGTGCTAGAAATATTACTGCCGTTAATATAAGCAATGATGGTAGACCGCGCGGTTCTAGAAACCCTATATCGTTTGATAATCAAGGCATTTATATTAAAAAAACAGGCTCAACAATTTTAGGAACAGTAAATTCATCTTTAGCAATAACATTAGAAGGTGGCAATCCTAACTGGGATGGCGCTTTTGTACAGCAAGGTTATAATCCTTATTATACTCCTGCACAAATTTCTACTCTTTTAAATATAGTAAATTTAATTAAAGGGATAGCTCCTAGTGCAGCTATAGACAGTAACGGAATATTAGGTGATGTATAATGACATTAAATAGAGAAAGCGGTTTTCCAAGTAGTGCTAATTTTTTTAGTCTTGGATCTGAATCTTTAGTAAAAAACTTTTTTAAACTTCCTTCTGGATTTAATGTTTCAGCACCAAGTGCTGTATTGCATATGCACCATGGTGCGTCTGAAACGGTACCTATTGGTGTTCCTGGTTCATCTTATTCAACACATAAAAATGATGATATCTTTAGATCGCAAGGTGGTCATTTTATGATATTTGGTAATGCACCTGGACAAGAAACAGTGCATATACAATCTAAATCTGGAGCAGCAATAGAGCTTAGTAATGATGGTTCTATTAAAATAGTTTCTGGTAAAGGTCTTCATATGTCTATTGGAGGTGATAATCAAATGGTTATCTCCGGAGATCTTTCTATTAATGTCGCAGGCAGTATTAAGTATAAGGCAGGTGCAGTATTTTTTGACGTAAATGATTTTACTGTTAATGCATCTGGTAACTATATGGTTAACGTTCATAACGATCATAATTTATACGTCTTAGGAGAGTCACATACACGTATTAATTCTGATAAATCAGAAACTATTGGCGGTAGCTCGTTAACTAATATTGCTGGATTTGCTAACGAGCAGGTAGTTGGGAATAAAACTATTCAAACATCAGGCAGCGTTTCTGTGCTGAGTACTGGTGATCAAAGTTTATTAGCACAAGGTACTTTGAGTATGTCCAGTAAAGGATCAGCAACTTTTAATAGTCAGTCTACTTTAGGTATTGTAAGTGTTGGAGCTGCTTCTATAGGAAGTAAAGCAACTATCGCTATGAATTCTACAGGTGCAACAAACATTAATGGATCAACTGTTAACATTAATAATTCATCTGCATCTGTAACATCACCTAATGCTCCTACTAAACCAGTAATGCCAACAGAAGAAAATATTTTAGATACAATGTCAGATTTAATTGACACAGAAGGATCAATTACAAAAATTACTCATGCAGATCAATTACACAGTCTTTATGTAGATGATTACGAAGGTAAAATACCAGACAAAATTATGTCAAAAGCAAAACAACATGGAGTATTTGATGACTCTAAAGAACCGACAAGGGCAGTATAATGATAGATACTGACTATTATGGTAATGAACTTAAATGGTTTATTGGTGTTGTAAAAGATACTAACGATGTTAACAACCGAGTTAGAGTAAGAATATTTGGTATTCATCCTGATGACGATTTTGAAATAGAAGAAACACCTGCTGGTAATTCTACTACTCCTCAAGATAGTACAAGTCCTCAGATATTAGTTCCTAAAGATAATCAAACTGCTACTGGTCAATCTACTTCATATAATTTTCAAAATATTACAACTTTAGCTAAAGTACAACCTGATTATACTAATTACCCAACTCCTTCTGCACAATCATTAGATAGTAAAATATCGCCTAGTTTTTCATTAGGTCAATTATCAGTAAAGACTACATCTGTATCCGGTAGTACTATTCAAGGTTATAATCAAGGATATTTAAGTAAAGATGCTATTACTAATTTACAAGTGTTATCATTTAATACTCTAGAGCCTATTAAAACCCAATTTCCTAATTTAAAGGTACATAGTGGTTGGAGATGGATGTCTAGTGAAGCTGATAGGAGTGCTTCAGGTGGCAATCACCCTAAAGGATATGCTGCAGATATATCAGTAAGCGGTATGTCCTGTTTAGAACTAGCACAATGGTGTTTAGTAAATTTAAAAGGTCGGTTTAACCTATTACTTTTAGAACATATGGGAAGTAGTAGTTGGGTGCATATACAATTAGGCGGCAATAGCGGACAAGGTACTACTAGTAATCCGCTATGGGGAACATATTTTGTCGGAGGCGGCACGACAACTAAAACATATAATAAATTTATAGAGAGAGGCTAAGATGAAAGTAGAACAAGCAATTGGATTAGGTCTGGCTATTAGACAAGGGTTAATTGCAGGTAGGCTTTATAATCCTACTTATAGTTTTTTTGGTAATAAAAGTTTTCCACCTCCGCCAGATAAAACGATGGCAGAAATTCATGGTGGTACTTATGGTATGTTATTAAATAAAAATATTAGAATTCCTTCCAATATTATAGCACTTAATCCTTTAAACATGGCCCCTACTATAGCAGGATTTAAATACTTTGGTCAAAATCCTGCTTTTAGAGTATCTATGGATATGCCTTTTGCTAAACCAATTGGCAGTTTTACTTCCGCTATAAGTGGGTGTGCAAGCAATATATTTTCAATGTTAAATAATATTTTACTTATGGCAAAACAAGGTATATCCTTACTATCGGCTATTGCTGTTATGCTTACAGGTAAATTTATTACTAATATAGCAACTCCACTATTAGGATTTCTTTCTAGTACTATTGGCACATTAGGTATTATTCTAAGTGCAGCGGGTGTTTTATTTTTACCATCATACGCAGTAAGTTCTGCTAATGGTTTAACAGATAGTATAGGAGGATATTCTAATTATTATATTAATTTAACTGATAAAAATTCTCTTGTACCTTTTGTTAGTTCTTTATCATCTATTTACTCAACTACTTCTGATGGCAATTCCTATACAAACTCACCTTTTAATACTGATCTTGTAAGTCAAGCCGCTGTTCTAGCTTCTGAGGTAAGAATGAGCCTTAACTTAACATCACCAATTGATTATCAAATTTCTAATGAAGAGCGCGCTCCAGTATTACAAAATCTATATGGTTCTCTTGAGCGTTCTTATGAACTAATACCGTAATTTTTCCTAAATAATATAAAATAGGAACTAATAATGTCTTCACCTACTGCTAATATTTTTAAAAAGAGTGTTTCTTATAGCGATTTTAGATCTGATCTATTACATCCTGCTAAAAGAGATCTTATAGTTTTACAGAACGAAGATGCAATTATTCGTTCTATTAAAAATATTTTGCTTACTAATAAATATGAAAGACCTTTTAGGCCAGATTTTGGTGCTAATCTTTCAGCGCTCTTATTTGAAAATATATCTGCATTTACAGAACTTGAAATTAAAAAGACTATTACTAGTGCCATTAACAATTATGAGCCAAGAGCTAATATTATATCAGTTATTGTAAGCGCAGCTCCAGATATAAATGCTTATAGTGCTACTATTGTTTTTTCGGTTATAAATAAAATAGATCCTATAACTTTTAATGTAATTCTTAACCGCGTTAGGTAAAAAATGGCTAATAATAGCTTTATTTCTACTTCTGATCTAGATTTTGATTCTTACAGAAATAATTTAGTTACATATTTAAAGAACCAAGCTATCTTTCAAGATTATAATTTTGATGGATCAAACATCTCTGTACTATTAGATATTTTATCTTATAATACTACTCTTAATGCATTCTATCTTAATATGGTAGGAAGTGAAATGTTCTTAGATACATCACAATTAAGAGAATCGGCTGTCTCACATGCAAAAGAACTAAACTACATTCCAAGATCAAGATCATCTGCTCATGCTACTGTTACTATTAATGCTAATCCTGGTGATGCATCTGCTTCTGTAGTCATACCAAAGTATTTTAGATTTTCTACTACTATTAATGGTAATCCTTACATATTTGCAACCGATGAAGCGCTAACAGTTACAAGTACTAATAATTACTCTATTACTAATA